CGGGCTTGTCCCGTCATTCTTCAAGTGTAGCGCCTTAAGAGGCGCTCTCACCCAAAGAGGAATCCTTTAATAGGGATGCTTCTAACGGTGGGGGTGCTCCCCTGCTAACATTTTTCTATCATATCTTTGACTGATAGTGTGGTTGGTTTGGAGTTGATCTCGCAAACAGCGGTCTCTTCGGAGACATCGGTGCAAGATCACCTACAAATTTTCCTAAGGTTTTGATCCTTAGGCAGGAACCTTATCCTGTTTTGTGAATCAGAAGGTATTTAATCTTCTGACTTAGCGGAGAATTTCTAGGCCTGGTACTGGGGGCGCTTATGCGTAAATCGATTACCTAGCCATAGCCACAACTTGCGTAAAAACGCGATCTGCAGCTCGGACTTCTTATCCAACCTATACCTTTAAGGTAAGGGACCACTAAGTGGAAACTGGAACGGTAAGAAGGTGTGGACTCAGCATGGACATTCATGTACCCACTTTACTGAAAACTGATGATTAATCGGTTCCAATGTTGATGAGATAGAATAATGCGTTCTTGTCCTGATTGTTTGCAGCAACCCTGGTCTAGCTAATGTGAAGAAGTTTAGTTCCTATCCTTTAAGGGTAGACCCTATAAACGGTGAAACGGATAACAAAAGTGCGCCAGGCCGATGCGTAGAACGTAGGATGAAGGTGTAAAACCACCTCTTGTACCATGGAGTTAAACTAGGGCCCATGTAAAATCCAAGACCTAGAATAAAATACAAATTAATGCATTCATTCAAACCCTCGAAAAAACTCTTAGAATCTTCTAAGGTTTTCTCTGATCTTCTCGTCAAACAGAAAGAACTGTTTAAAGATCTGATCGGTCGAAAGGCCGGTCGAGGACTTATCCGTTGATACCTAATGGTATGACGGGTTGTCCTAGCGAAAAGTCCAAGTAAATCCAACGTTAAGATTGCGAAACACTTCTCTAGAGAAGTGTGGCGCCTTTATAGGGGGGGTGGATCACCCTTCCTTATAAAATATCTTAAAGGGTGTTCTGTTTTGCTCCAGCAGTCCGCTGGAGGCCACAGAATACCAAGCGCGCACGACTTGGGATGCGCTATATCAAGAACCCGAGCTGGGCTCCCTCGGATTATCCCTCGCCAACAAAGGCTTGAGATAAGACGGGGGAATCCCAAAGTGATCCAATGGTGGCTGTCAGTTTTTAATACTTACAGAGTCATACCCTGTAAAGGGGAGGCTAAATTGGACACTATTACGAAGGGATCTGGTCTACCACTAGACTATTCCATCTTGTACGATTCACGTGTGATGATTCGGAGATTTTATGCTCAACTGATAAACCTAGGAGCTAGACTACCTCGTCTAGTTCTCCATCGAGATGCAGTGGTCTTTTCGACTTCTGCACCTACTGGGTTTTTATCAGAAAAGGCAACCTCTTCCTTGGAAGGGGGTATGTCCGAAACATCAAAAGGTAGTTCATACAAGTCAATCTTCCTGTCGGTTCTTGCTTGGCGCCAGTTAGCTCGCGATATCCATCACCTAGCACATCCTGTAACATACATGGATATGTCGAAGGTGACATGGAAATCGGTTTCCGAGTGAAACTGGAAGAAGGAGCTTTTGCTCTCTTTTGCTCATTGGATCACTAATGTGACTCCGTGAGCAACCAAGTTTTTTTCTTCAGGTGAAGAGTTGGCTAATGTTTCTACCGCTTTGTACCGTCGAGGCTTTAATGTCTGAGGTACACGCGTGATGGGGGGGACTATGGGGGAACCCAGTTTAGCCCTCCTCCGTGAACTAGGACTCTATTATTCAATAGGGCGCCTAGTCGGCCTTCAGGAGGCCGCAGGAAAGGTTAGAGTGATCGCTATGGTCGATATATTTACTCAATATATCCTCAAGCCACTTCATGATTACATCTTTAAGATGGTTCTGAGGTACATCCCTCAGGATGGAACCTTCGACCAAGAGAAACCTCTTGTTCGTCTACAGAATATCATGAAAAGTGGTAGCTTTCCCCGGTGCTGGAATGGGAAAAAGGCAAATCCCAAGTGGATTGCTAGCTACGATCTCTCTGCCGCGACAGATTGCTTGCCAATTAGAATACAGATAGCTTTACTGGAGCCAATCCTTGGGTCCGAGCTTGCTCGGTCCTGGAGATCACTCCTAGTCGGGCGTCCTTACTCTTACAAGGGTAAGTCTATATTCTATGGAGTAGGTCAACCGATGGGTGCCTACTCCTCGTGAGCAATGCTGGCGTTAACACATCACTTTATAGTGCAATGGGCGGCCTTTCAGTCCAGTGGAAGAGTCCGGTGATTCCCATTGTATGCTGTTCTAGGGGATGACATTGTCATCGCGGACGAACATGTTGCTGGAGAGTATCTGACTTTACTTAAACGCCTTGGTGTTAAAGTTGGTCTTGCGAAATCCGTGGTTTCCCCGAGAGGATTCCATGAGTTCGCAAAGAGATATATGTCTCTGCGCCACAACATGTCGCCCGTATCGCTTAGAGAACTTTTAGTAGGGAAGGTAAATTTTCCCGTGTTGTTAGAGCTTGTCCATAAGTGGAAAGCTCCGTTATCAACACTAGTGTCCCTTATGGGATATAAGCATGGTGGCTTAGGCCAACTTCATGCTCACTATACGGTTCTTCCTAAGCGGATTCGAACAGCTATACTCTCGTTCACTGGTCCAGGAACTCCGGGATTTGATTGAGATCGGTGACTTCGGTCACGATCGATGGTCTTATCCACGAAGAACTTGAACCATGAGGCTATCCCTTATTATATCGATGATATATCCGAGCTTCTGCTTCAGCGTCTCACCACATTCCGGAAGAACATTACTCCCGGACTAAATATGTGAATGTGAGGGGGTGCTGACAAGGATCAGATCCAGGAAACCCGAAGGCTCACTAATGATGACCCTCGCCTGATGAAACAGATCCGAGAGGATATATACCTACCGATAATAAATAAGGTGAAGGGGGAGGCAAGTGATTTACGATCTGAGATTACCTCTCTTCGTAAGGAGGCGCTAAAGCAGTGAGGTTCTACGGACATGTCAGTATGAGTTCCTTTATTGGAAACCCTTACTGCCCTGCGAGAAAAAACCTTTTTAGTTCCTATTAACCCTTACGATCAGAGGCCGTCTCCGGTTGTTCACCGGCCTGATGCCCGTGCCTTCGTGAAGCTTTACAATAGATTATCAGTGGCTCACCGTCTATCTATTAGTGACGCTTTACGTGAACGTATTGAGAAAGCGAAAACTCCTAAAGTTAAACGTCGTTCCATTAGGGAGCGTGCGTTTGTTATTGAGGAGGAGACTATAGTAATCTCCAGATAGATTCCTGTTGATCCCTCAATAAAGTACGCCTATCAATAATGAAAGAGGACGCCATAATAACTCCGATGACCCGGTTACCCGGACTCCAGAGATGGATGGGACGAATATTGGCTGCATAGAAACCAGAGCAACGAAGCTCTGCTCCGAGAAAGTCTCGGTACGTTGGATCACCTTGGTGAACTTTTCGCATCCCTCCTATAAAATGGAGAAAAGCTTCTAATGCTAACCACCGCTGTAAAATGGG